AGTTCAAATGAAGATGAAGATTGTACGTGTGAATATTGTCAACTTGCAGAAGAATATATACCATACGTTGTTGAAACTAAATCACCTCAAGAATTATTTAATGTTTTACGTGAGTTGATTTCTGAAGTTAGTAATCTTACAGTTATAGATTTTTTAGAAAAAGAAATTGAGAATAATGTTGAATTAGTCCATAGATTAAAATTCGGTTTTAATGAAGAATAATTAATTTAATACTATAGGTATGATGGGTCAGACTCATCCGATGCCACACTAAATTATAAGGAGTGTGGAAATTATGAAGAAGTTGGATTTTGATAAAGAATATTTGGAAATGGTTGCTGAGTTGCCAGATAATATCGGAGAATATCAAGATTGGCTAGGGTTGAAGGATCGTATTATTAATTTTAATTCAGAAGTAGATTCCTATATTGTTAATAAAATTGTTTACTGGATTAGAAAATGGAATGAAGAAGATGATGCTCAAGGATTAGTTGGTGATGATCGTAAACCAATTCGTATACTTTTGACTTCTAATGGTGGAGATGTGGTAGCTGGATTCGCTGCAATTGATGCAATCAAACGAAGTAAGACGAAAGTAATTACAGAAGGAATTGGGGTTTGTGCTTCAATGGGAGCATTACTTTTAATTAGTGGTCATGAAAGATTGGCATACCCTAACACAGTAATTCTTATTCATGATGGAAGTTTAGCTGTTCATTCTTCTTCTAAAAAAGCGAAAAATACAATGAATTTTTATGATCGATTAGATGAACGAGTTAAGAGATTTATAATTGAAAACACTGGAATATCTAAGGAACTGTACCAAGAAAAAGAAGATGAAGAATGGTATATGTTTGCTGATGAAGAAGGAATTGAATTAAAACTTATTGATGGACTAATTTAATATAAAATTTTAACCTGCATTCGAGTTTATCGAGTGTGGGATTAATGTTTTATGCGGAATGAAAGGATGGTGAGTCAGTTTTGACGACTAAGAAAACAACTAAAAAAGTCTGTGTGAAATGCCAAAAAGAAAAAAATATGACTGATTTCTTTTTATCAAATTCTGACTTACACACAGATAAACGTTATCCTGTATGTAAGAATTGTTTAAAAGAAAATTTAAATATTGATGATTTAAAATCAGTTCAAGATATTCTAATGAATCTTAATCGTCCATTCCTTATGGATTCATGGTTGAGTTCTGTGGATGAAGGAAAAAGAACTGGTAAAGAAATTTTCGGAATGTATATTAAAAACATCCAATTAAATTATAAAAATCTAACATGGAAAGATAGTATTTTTGAGATTCAGCATGTTAAAGAGAATATCGATGTCGATAAAATACTAAAAAATGAAATAACAGATGAATTGGTTGAAAAATGGGGTTTTGGGTATGAGAAAGATGAATATTTAGCTTTTGAACGTAAATATAACATGTTAAAAAATAACTACCAAGAAAAAACTGCAATGCATACAGAAGCACTATTAACATACATTCGTTATCGTGTAAAAGAAGAAATGTCTACTGCTAAGAATGACATGAAGTCAGCAAAAGAATGGGGTCAATTGGCTCAAAAGGCAGCTCAAGATGCTAAAATAAACCCATCACAACTAAGCAAGTCTGATTTATCTGATGGTTTAGATACATTTGGTCAATTAGTAAGAACAGTTGAGCAAGCTGTTGATATTATTCCCATTCTTCCTCAATTCAAAGAAAGACCACAGGATAAAGTTGACTTCACATTATTATGCTACATTAACTATGTTAGGGATTTAAAAGGATTACCTCCTGCTGAGTATGACGAAGTATATCGTTTCTATGATGCTCGTAAAAAAGAATATGAAAATAGAATGGATTTCTTGAAGGATGATGAATAATGTCATCTTTTAATAATTTTCAATCTGATAATATAAAACATTCTAAAGATAGATACGATATATACAATGCAGATTTCAATCCAGCAGTTAATGCTAAAGGGGTTGAACAGGTAGACAACTTTACAAAAAACCTAAAAAAATATATGGATTTTGTAGCTTGGAGTAGATGGTTTCCTGATTTATTTTGGGATTTAATTACACCAGAAACAGGTGGAATACGTTTAGACTTAGATCAACGTGTCTATTTAAGAAGTATTGCAAGGTTTGTTTCCACATACGGTGTATTCCCCCGTGGATATGGTAAAACTCTTCTTGAGGTTATGGGTATGTACCATACAGCAATATTTTTTCCTGATATAGAATTAACTATGACTGCACAAACAAGGGAAAATGCAGCTAAACTTGTAGATGAAAAACATAGGGAATTAACGAAATTCTATCCCCTCTTAAATAATGAAATAACTAAATTTAGTGCATCTAAGGATAGTGTTGAAGTTCTATTTACTAGCGGTGGAAGAATTGATGTAATGGCAAATGCTCAATCGTCCAAAGGTGCTAGACGTAAACGATTAAACGTTGAAGAATCTGCATTATTAAATAATGCGTTATTCCAAGATGTTCTTGAGCCAATTGTGAACGTTCCTAGAAGAACTATTGGTAAACAAGCAATGGTAAATCCAGAGGAATTAAATGGACAAATTAACTTTTTTACCACAAGTGGATTTAGGGGTTCTGATGAGTTTGAACGAAATTTATTACTGATTGATGAAATGGCCGACCTCAAAGGAAAAATGGTATTAGGTTCAGATTGGCAATTAGCATGTACATTTGGTAGAGGCGAAACTAAATCTCAATTACTGGAGAAGAAGTCTAAACTCTCCCCCACTTTCTTCGCAATGAACTATGAATCCAAATGGGTTGGTGCAAGTGATGGGGCTATTGTAAATATTAATAAAGTAATGGAACTGAGAACACTTGTATCACCTGAATTAAAATCAGATGGTAAAAGTGAATATGTTTTATCGATGGACGTTGCTCGTTCTATGTCTAAAAACAACAACCAATCATCAATCGCAGTTTTAAAAATAAAAAGAAATAAATCATTAAAAATTACCAAGATTCAATTAGTTAATATTATAAACTTACCAAATGGACTAAACTTTGAAGCACAGTCAGTTATTTTGAAACGGGCAAGAAAAATTTATCTCGCAAAGGCAGTAATTGTGGATATTAATGGACTTGGGGTTGGTTTATTAGATGAACTTCTTAAAGATACTATAGATCCAAATACAGGTGAAAGTTTGGGATGTTGGGATACTATTAACACTGATCATCAACCTGAATTAGCAGATGCAGAACCAATAATTTATGCAATGTTAGCTCAGGGGGTAAATCATGAGATTATTGTATCTTTTATTGATGCTATTGAAAGTAATAAATTACAATTATTACAAAAGAAAGATAATAAGGGTTATGATGTTAATGATATGGATTATTTTAAAAGTAATATCCTCCCTCATATCCAAACTGACTTATTTATTGAAGAAGTCGCAAACCTGAAGTTAAAACAGAATTCTAATGGAAGATATACTATAGAGCAATTAACTAAGCGTGTAGATAAGGATAGATATTCTGCAACCGCCTATGGACTATGGTATATTAAGAATTTCGAAGACAATATGGAAGAAGAAAAAGAATTTGATGTATCATCTTTCCTATTCTTCAATTGAATACAATTAATCTAATATAACTATATCACAAAGAAAGGAGGAAAACAATGTCTGAAGAAAATAAAGAGCAATCCCCTTCACAAGAACAAATTGATTTTGCTTTATTCAATAGAATAGTAGGTGGTAACTCCATCCTTTTTAATCCTATTTGGATGAATGATCTACTTAAGATGCAAGATACTCGTCCAGAAAAATTCAGTCGTGAAAATATTATTGATTGGATTAAAAATCCAGCATCATCAGAAAATCAGTTACGTGAATTAAATCAATACTTTATTAATACAAGTACTTATTATAAACGTGTCATTGATTATTTTGCTAAAATGTTAACTTTTGATCATATATTAGTTCCTTATGGTGTAGATCCAAGTGAATTTAAATCACCTGCTTTTAAGAAAAGTAGAAAAAAAGTATTTGATTTTCTTGAACAATTTCATGTTAAAAATGAATTATATAAAATCATGCGAATTGTTATGGGTGAAGATACTTATTTTGGATACATACGTAATGAAGGTAAAAAATTTGCTATTCAAAAAATGCCAACTAAATACTGCAAATTAGTTAACCGTAATGAAGATGGTTATGTTTATGCTTTTGATATGAATTATTTTCTATTACCGGGTATTAATATCGATGACTATTCTCCTGATTTTAAAATTTACCTAGATGAAATGAAAAATGGAGGACTCAATACAGGTACATATTATGTAATTTTAGATCCAGACAAATCATTTGTTTTTAAGTTTGATGAAACAATTGCAACCATTATCCCTCCTCTACTTGGATTATTTTTAGATGTATTAGAAATAAGTGAATATAAAGACTTGATTAAATCAAGAGCAGTATTAGATAGTTATATGCTGTTACATCAGAAAATTCCTATGAGAACAGATAAAGATGCTAAATCAGATTCATTCTTAATCACATTAGACAATGCTGCTAAATTCCACGCTAATACTAAAGCTAATACTCCTGAAGGTGTGGAAATTGTTACAACTCCAATGGATTTATCAGCTATTAATATTGATCGATCACAGAATAAAGATAGTATTGTAGGTTTAGCAGAAAGTAGTTTTTATAAAACAGCAGGTGTAAGTGAAACTCTATTTGCAGAATCACAAAATCAAATTGGAATTAAATATAGCGTACAGACTGATGAAACATTTGTTTTACATATGTACCAACAATTTGAAAAATGGATTAATCGTCAATTAGACAAGATATCAGGAAAGTATAAATTCAAATTACGATTTTTAGATATTACTTATTACAATAAATCAGATAAAAAGGATGCTTATAAAGAAGCAGCTACAGTTGGAATTGGTAAAACACTATATGCGGCAAGTTTAGGTTTATCCCCTTCTGATTTCTTGGATTTGTCTGCTTATGAAAATTCACTTGGATTAGAGGAAACATTAATTCCCCTTGCTTCATCACATACACAAAGTGGTAATGATGGTGGTCGTCCATTGAAAAAGGAAACTGATCTTACAGATTCAGGTTCTAAGACACGCTCCACAGGTGAGAACAAAAACAAAGTTAAATAAATCAATACTATTCCATTGAGAGGAGGTGAAAAGATTGTCAAGAACGTTACAATTTGATTCTCAAATTACAAATATAGAAAAAGTAAACCCCCTCTTTTCATCTTGTAATGTTAGAGTCATGTATGCTGGAATAAACAGAAACAACTCCAATATTTCTAAAGATGTTGTAGATAAAGCCATTCCTACTATCTATAACATCCCAATCGTTGGTGAATTTATTGAAAATAAAGATGATTTCGGTGGTCATGGTGGAAAAATAGAAATATCTGACCAAGGAGTTAAATTTATTAAAACAACTGTTCCTTATGGAATTGTACCTGAATCAGCTAATGTTTATTGGGAAGATGTAGAAGAAAATGATGGAAAAATTCGTACCTATCTAAATATTGAAGGAGCACTTCTTTGGACTGGAAGATATGAAGAGGCATCGAAAGTCATTGAAGAAGGTCGCCCTCAATCAATGGAAATCGAAGTTAATGATGGTGAATTCACAAAAGATAAAGTATATGAAATAAAAGATATGGTATTCTCTGCTTTATGCATTTTGGGAGAGGATGTTGAACCATGTTTTGAATCAGCCAATGTGACTGCTTATTCTTTAAATAAGGATGACTTTAAAAAAGAATTTATGCAAATGATGGCTGAACTTAAATTTTCTCTCCAGAAAGAGAATGAAGAAATTAAAGTTGTACCAGAAGGAGGCAAAAAGATGTCTAAAGAAAATAAAATTGCTGAATTCACTCTATCTCATGAGCAGTTAGAAAATGAGTTACGTAGAGAATTAGCAAAATCAGTAACAACGGATAATTGGGGTTACTCTTATCAAGACTACTATCTTGTAGATTTTCTATACGATCAAAATGTTGTAATCGCTAAAGATTGGGATGATATGTCCTTAGTGGGATTTAATTATTCTGTTGAAGGAGATAAAGTTACAGTTGATTTTACTACAGAAAAGCGTTTCAAAATTGATTATGTTCCTATGAATGTTCCAGCTGAAGGTGAAGAAGAAGGTCAAATGAGCTTCAATATGGTCACTAAAGAACAAATGGAATATAAATTAAACGTTAAAGAAAAAGAAGTAGAATCAAAATTAAATGCTGACTTTGAAGTAAAAGTTTCTGAATATGAAACTAAAATTAATGAATTTGAGACTAAAGTTTCTGAAAAAGAATCTGCTTTAACAGACTTACAATCTCAATTTGAGGTGGTTAAATCTGAAAAGGAAGAGCTTGAAATTTTCAAATTAGATAAATTAAAGACCGATAAAGAAAATCAAATCAATGAAGTTTTCGAAAGTGTATCATCTAAATTAACCGAAGATGAACTCGTACCATTCAAAGAAAAAGCTTTCGAAATGGAAATTGAAGATTTAAAGAAAGAATTATTCGCTTTAATTGGTCAAAAAGAATTTGAAAAAGAAGCTAAATTTAATCTTAATAGCAAAAAGCCTTTGGGTATTGCTTTGGATACAATTCCAGAAGATACAACTATTGCAAATTCATATGATGCAATTATTAAGAAATACAATAACAAATAATTAATGGAAACCAACACAGTTAAACGACTGTGTTTTTATTTTTTAAAATTTTAAGGAGGAATTTAATAATGGCTTATCCTATCGTTAATTTAGACAAAATTCAAGCTAAGAAAAATGGAAATTTAGAATCTTTACAGCACGTTGCTGACGTACCACAAGGTTCAGTTGCACATGTTGGTACTTTGGTTGCAGGAACAAGAGATGTGTTCAATGTTGTAGTTCCTACTACTGCTTCAATTACAACTGATGAAGTTGTTTTAATTGCATCTCCTGAATACAACTACCTACCGGGTAAATCTTTGGAGGATTTCGTTAACGTTACAGGCTTAAACATGAGAGGTTACCACTTAACTGAAGGTGATACATTTACTATTTCTGATGATGGTATCGATGGTACTACTGTTGAGGGACAATATGTTATCCCTCAAAATGCTTCTATGAAATTAAAAGCTGCTGCTGATTTAACTGGCGGAACTCGTTTTGCTGCAAAAGTAATTAAAAAGACTACTATTGGTTTTGGTGGAACAAAAGCTGCAACTGTTGTTAAAGTTGTTAAAGTTTGATTTTAAAAACAATTAATCTAATAATTTAAAGAATGGAGTGTTTTACATAATGACAAAATTAATTTACCCTGCTAACATCTCTGAGTTAGGTAAACTTGGAGTAGATTTATATTTTAATAAAGTTCAAAATTTCTCTAAAGATGAAGCTGAAAATGCTTTCCGTAGTGCAATTCTAGATTTGGTTGGTGCAACACCGGGAGGTAACGATTTCGTATACAAATGGGAACAAAATAAATTTAAAGTATTTAACCTGATTTCTGAAACTGTTACTACTATTCTTCCTGTAACTATCGATGAAGAGTTAAATGGTTTCGCAGAAGTTAAGAACGCTAACTGGGGAGATCAATTAATTTTCGAAGTAACTGATCCTCGTTTATTCGAAGTTGGTATGGTTTCTGATGGTAACTCTAATATCAGAGCACAACGTTTAGATAATGGTAAATTGTCTTTACTTCCTCAAAACCGTGCTATTAAGGTTTATGAAGAGTTTTATCGCTATGTTTCTGGAAGAATTGACTGGGCAGTAATGGTTGACCGTGTATCTCGTTCTTTCTTGAACCAAATCAAAACAGACATTTACAGCAAAATTTACAATTCTTATGCAAATCTTGGTGCTACTTATGGTGTTACTGGTTCATTCACTGATGATGCATTCGTTACACTTGCTCAACATATCGAAGCTGGTACTGGTGGATTAAAACCAACTGTATTTGGTACTAAACTTGCACTTTCTAAAGTATTCAAAGACCAATACTACTACAGTGGAGATATTACTGGACAACGTAATGCTAAAGGTTTCATTCCTAACTACTTAGGTTATGATCTTGTTGAAATCCAACAGTCTCATACTCCTAACACTGACACTTTTGCAATCGATAACAACTTTTTGTTATTTGTTCCTGCTGGAGTTAACAAACTTGTTAAAATTGGTTTCGAAGGTTCTACAATTGTTCGTGAAGCTGCACCTACTGATAATGCTGATATGAGTATTGAATATACTTTCATTCAAAAGTATGATGTTGGGGTACTTTCTGCAGGTAAATACGGAATTTACAAATTATCTTAATTAAAATTATATTAACATTTATTTATAGGAATACAAGGAGGATTTTCTAAATGGCTAGAACAAGTACAAAAAAAGAACCAGAAATCGTGGAGGCATCTCAAATTGAGGTGTCTCCAAAACGTGTTATTGATTCTAATACACCTGTTGATGTTATGAATAATACTAATGGGACTTTAATTTTCGTAAATCAACGCACACAAGCACAATGGAAACTTGAAGGTTACGGTGCTATTGATGAAATGTTAGTGTCTGACCTTAAAAACATGAGAAGTTCTGCTGCTAGTTTGTTAACTGAAGGTTATTTAATTATTATGGATGATGATATTGTTGAACATTTGCGTTTGCAAAATGTTTACGAGAATATTATGAAACCTGAAGATGTTGATAACTTTTTTCAACAAAATGATGTAAAGATGCGTGAGATTTTAGAAAAATGCCCTAAAGGTATGAAAGAATTACTTTTTATAAAAGCAAAAGAAAAGATTCAGAAAAATGATCCTACTATGGACTACAATAGTAAGAAACGTGTATTTGAGGATATTTTTAATATTAAATTCGAAGATATAATCAAATAAGGAGGTGCATTTAAATGGCAACCTCTTTTGATATTTTATTTAAACGCTTCTTTAATAAAGTTACTGATCCTGATTTAGCTTCATTATTACCTGATACAATTGATTCTATTACGATAGAATTCATGCAAAGTGCTATAGTTAGATTTCAAAAGTGTAAACAAGATATTAATACTATTGATACTGTACTTCAACAATTCAATGTTGATTTAAATCAAGTTGAAATAGAAATTCTTGCAAATTGGATGGTTTATGAATGGACTAGTCAACAGATTTTTCGTGTTGAATTATTAAGACAGAGTTTATCATCTAAAGATTATGCTATGTATTCACAGGCAAACCATCTTGATAAAATGTTGTTACTAAGACAGCAAATATATAATGATACCAATCAAATGATTACAGATTATACATACGGTTCTGGAATTGAGGATTTAAGATGAATTCTAAATATGGAAAATTACCAGATGAAATGTTAACTGCTTATGTGAATGGTATGGTTTCTAAAGTTTTTAAGATGCTTCCTATGAAACAAAATGAAACGAAAACTCTAACTGATTATATGGAGTCTACTTTAAGGGAATTTGTTGGTCAAAAAGAATTAGTAAATATATTAAGGGATAATGAAGAATTTCTAGCTATTATTGGGACATTAGAAAGTTTATTGTATCAAGATGACTTTAAGAAATTTAGAAGTGATATTTTTAAAATAATTAATTTGATACAACGTTTGAAAATAATTTTAGGTGGTGATGAAAATGAGTTATCTCGATGATTATATGGCTAGGATTAATGTTACTGGTAATACAATTAAAGATTCTCAATTTCATTCATCATCCAAGTTTATTGAATCCACGTTTGCTGACTCCCCTTTTTATAAAGTTGCCAAATGGAATGGTTCGGATTTAGAAGTTAGATTATTAGACGTAAATTCTATAACTAGAAGTAATCAAATCATGCCTGTTCAGTATGGAATTAAATTTGCTTTATTTAAACCTAATATTGTTATGGATCTTGGTGAAATAGTTGAAATTCCAAATGATGATCAATCTGTTTATACTTCATGGATGGTTGTGGATTTTACATCTGAAAACAAACTATTTCCTAAAGCAAAGATTGAGATATGTAATTTTGAATTACAAGTTAAGACTGGAGAAACTAAAACATTATTAGGATATGATGATTTCAAACGTCCAGTGTATGATGTACAACCTACATATGTAAATATGCAAGCAATATTGAAAAATACAATTGGTAGTATTTCATTAAATTCTGAAATTAATTTACCATCTGAAAGAATGCTTATCAGCATTAAATATGATGATACTGCAAAATTAATTAAAGAAAATGATACGTTTGATATGTATGGTAGAGAATATAAAGTTGTTGGAATTGATTTTAGCAATGTATTCAATAACAAAGGTGTTATTACCCTCACTACTGAAAGAGTGGTGAATAAATAATGTCTATGCATAAAAATATGATGGATATTCTAAATGTATTATATTTCGATGAGACATTATTGAGATTGCTTTATTATCCAGCAAAGAGTTTAAAAGGTAATGTGAAAGATCCTTTAGATATAACATTACCGAATATTGTAGATATTGATACAGATTGGACTATTAGAAATAACCGAATAATGAAAACTGCAAAGACAGATGATTTAAATCCTGATACTCCTATGTGTAGGATTTTTGTTTATTTTGGTAGACGTTCTCCTGAAAGTGGAAATTATGCAATTGCTAATCAAAGTGTAATTATTGATGTACTTTGTCACAACTCATTTGAAGAAGGAGATTTACGTTTATCTCGTATTTCTGATAGATTGAATGAATTATTCGTTTCTGAACGTGTGACAGGACTTCATAAAATAGAATATCAAAACGGAACTCCCATCGGCTCACCTTCTGGATATGTTGGATTTCAACATGTTTATAAAATAGGAAGTACGATGAAATGAGTATCAATAATTTGTTTGGAGAACCGTTTTTAATTGAAGGAATTGGTAATGTATATCCAATAAGACTGATTGATTGGGAGAAATTCGAAAGTGTTGTTCCATTGTTACTTTATTCAGAAAAAAATTTTCAAACAAATGGTGAGTATCCTTTATTAGATTTATTAATAAGAGGAATTAGTGACGATGCTATTGCTGATTCATTAGAAATTATATTTCAATTAGCATTGAGAAATAATGATGTTAAATTTGTTATTTATGATATTGATCAATATAAATTTATGATTGATGATGAACATTCAATTACTTCTGAAAATTATCCGTATATTAGGAATGTTATCATGCAACAGAATATATTATTTGAGCCGAAAATCTACAAGAATAAGGAAGTTCAGAAATGGGCCGAGTAGGTTCTTGCTGCAAGAGGTAAAAATGCTCCAAATATTACAATGGAAGAAATGTTGTCAACGGTTTCTGTTTTTACAGGTAAGCATTATTGGGATTTGAAAGATTATACGATTTATCAATTGAGAA